ATTGCTGTTAGTAGTAGGCTCTATTTTATTTTCTATAGTAATATTTTTAGTTGTTTCCATATCTTTTAAAGTTGCTGTTAAATATCCAGCATAATTTTTTATGTTATTAGTATCAACTGTGCTAATAATAGTAGTTATAGCTTTTATTACTTTATCTAAACCAAATGCTAGTAATATAGTTTTTGCTTTTTCCTTACTAAGTTTATAGTTCACGTTATTACAAAAAGACATAAGAGTTTTTAAATCCTTATTAAAAGTATTATCTTCTTCCTTCTTTTCTCCAGCTTCTTCTTTAGAAGAAGATATATTATTTATATTAGTATTATTTAAATCAGTATTATTTGTATTAGTATTATTATATACCCCCCTTTTTGCACTCCTCCTTTTTCCACCTACTCCATTATCCACACCCTCCTTTTTAGGGGTATGGATAGAATGGCTTGTTTCTGCGATTTCTGTTACTTGTGGTTCATCTAATAGTTCATACTCGTAGTAAAAAAAACCTTTTTCTCCCTGCATTTTGTATTGGATTAAATATCCAGAATCTTTTAATTCTTTCCACGCACTTTCAAATGCTTTTTTTCCTTCGGCACAGCTTTTTAATAAAGTTGTTTTATATAATGTAAAATCTTCTATAGTTATATAAGATTGGATAAGCGCATATAAACCTTTAGCTTTTAAACTTAAATTAGTATCCCTTAAAGCAACATTGCTTACTTGTGTAAAATATATTTTCTTCTTTCTAAATCTTCCGTTATTATTATTCATGTATTTCTCCACCTTTCATTTTGGTAAAGAAAAAAGCATCTGCTACCATGTTAACAACTATCTCGGTAACAAATGCTTACAAAAAACTTTTTTCCTATACAAAAAATTATTGTATTAACTTATGTATATATGCTATAATAAGTGCATATAATAGTTAACAATTAAGTCAATCGACTTAGATAATTTATATAGGAAAAACGTCTTTATTGTAAAAATGTTACTTAGATACTGTGGGTATCTTTGTAGCTACTTAGTAAAAGGTCGGCAAACCAATTATTAAGCAATAAAGGCTTTTTTCTTTTTTTATTTATATAAAATTTTTTCAAATTAAAATTCTTATTAATCTAATTGTAAAATATTACAAATCTTACTATATAAATGGTTAAATTTCTTAATACTATAATAGCATTATAAAGTGCAATATGCAAGTCCTAAATTACTTAAAAATCGTTTAATCATGCGTGTTTACATAATATCATTTTAAATTTTTATATATATATTTTTTTAAAAAATCCTTACAAATGGCTTTATTGCTATATAGTTAAAATTTAATAACTGGTTTAAAAAAGCAAAAATTTTTTTAATAAATCTTTAAATACCCGCAAGAATGGCTTTATTTTAATAAAAACTAAGTAAATATTCATTTTTTATTTTTATAAAATCATTTTAAATTTTTATATATAAAGGAACTTATTATGATTACAACGGAAATACTCAGGAATCGTTAGGTCAAAATATATGTAGAACAATGAATGGAATATATGGATTTGATCATATTCCTGCTGGAATTGCATTTTCTAAATTAGTTGGAAACTTAGAAAAAGATGATAGAGATATATTCACAGAAGCTTGTTCATATGAATTAGCAAGATATATTTATAATAAACTTAAATAAAAATATAATTAAATATTGGGAATTAAAATCTACTCTTAATTTAAAGGGTAGATTTTTAAATATTAACAATTTTTAGTTGAGAAATGTTAATCTATAGTGTATTATAGTTCACATGAAGGGGGATAGCATATGAAATATTTAGCTTACTTTTTAGGATATTATGGTATAGTTTTAAAAATTTTAACCTTAATTTTTATTTTTATATTAACATACGGTTATAATCACACTTTCAGTTTAGATTATTTGCTTTTTGCTATAGTTTATTTAATATATTTTATCATACTAAATAAAATCATATTTCAAGAAAAATATTATTATAAAGTTAAAAATATATTTAATATAATATCTATAATAATATCTTTGATTATACCTTTGATAGAATATAGAAACTTAAATAGTGTATTATTAAATAATATTATATATCCAATAGGAATTTCTTCCCTTATACTCCAAATTAGTAATAAAAAAAAATAATATAATAGCCTAATTATATTTATAAAATATAACAAAAAATTAATAGTTTTAGAGAGCATATAGAAGGGAACTACATAAAATTAAAAGTAGTCTTAGTAATTTTTCTTTAATAAAATTCTAAAAATCTATTAGAAATAGACTGAAAACTAATTTAAAACAATTTTTTTTATTAATTTTATTCAAAAGGCAACCTAATTAAAATAGGAGGAGTACATTACAAAAATATCAAAATAACTATAATATGAGATATTATTAACAAAAGTATCAAAATAAATTGACTTATAGTTTAATTAACTGTATTATAAAAGTGTTAAATAAACTTTAGTTATTTTGATACTTTTTAGAAAAAAGGGATAATAGATTAATTGAAATCTACTATCCATTATTCTATTAGTTTAATTCAAAAAAGATTAACAACAATTTACGGATATCTTTAAAGTAAAATATTTATCTTTACGAACATATATTTTAGTTGTTTTTGATACTCCGTTAAGGTGTACCTTCTTATTAAAATTTAGTTTAGATACTTACAACTAGAGATTATATTATTTATTTTACTAATTTACAAAATCATGTATTTATTGTATAATAAATCTATAGATTATCTATAGATACTCTATAGGTATATAAAAGGAGTGAATTAATATGGCAAATACATTTTTTCCTGTAGTTTCAACATTTGTAAATGCGACTGCTGGATATCATCCTCAAAATACAGATTATAAAGTTTCAATAGGTTATGAAATCAACGATGGAGATAGTAACTGCTTAGTTTTTAAAGTTCAAATATGTTATGATGGAAAAATATCGGGTCGTAGAAGTCCATCATTTCCTATTGACAGTCCAGATTGGACAAATATAAAAAGTGCAATGGATAAGATTAAAATTTTTTATGATAATCAATCTGCACCTACATTATCTAAACTAAGAAATTGTATAATATAAATTTTGGAGGATTTTATATGGGTTTTTTTGATTTAAAAACTACTTGTGGAATTTGTAATAATGAAACTGGTTTAAATAGATATAAAGTAAAGAAAAGTAATGTATGGATATGTGCTAAATGCTTAAAAAAAGCTGGAGGATTTACAAACGTAAATGTTTCTAAGAATACTATTGAAGAAATAAAACAATTTATAGATGATAATGAAAATAAGGCAAATTTAAAACAAGAATTAATAATTGACAAGCCTTTGCAAATAGCAGAAGGAATGTATAAATATTGCTTGGATAATAAATTTGGTTCTGGGTTTAATGAAAATTGGGGTATAAAGCACTTTCGTGTATTAGAAAATAATTTAATGAATGACGAAGAAGTTAAAATGGCTTTTATTGGATTACATAACTACAAATCTGGAACTAAACATGATGGATATTTTGCATATGCAGTAACAAATAAAAGAATTATATTGGGGCAAAAACAAACTATAGCTGGAGAAAAATTTAACACTGTTTCTTTAAATAATATAAATGATATTACATTTAAGTCTGGATTAATGTTTGGAATAGTAACAATTGATACTATCAAAGAAACATTTAATGTAGCATTAAGCAAAAATTTTGCAAAAGCAGTAAACACTAGAATCAATGAAGTTATTGAAGAAGTTAAGGGTATATCAGTTAATAAAGTACGGGTAAGTAATAATACTAGTTCTGTAGCTGATGAGATACTAAAATTTAAAGAATTATTGGATATGGGAGCTATAACTCAAGATGAGTTTGATGCTAAGAAAAAGCAATTATTGAATATTTAAATTATAGAAAAAAATAAAGGGCTAATAGAAATTAATCTACCAGCCCTTTACTAAGTTTAGTATTATTACAAAGATTTTAGCTTAATTATAATAACATAAATCCTGTTAAAATGTAAGTTTTATTAAATAATTATATTGCTGTGTCTAATAATTGAGCTTTTTTATTTATATATTCACACAGCTCGCTAACTTCATTTTTTTTATCAATATTTAGGGTTATTATTTTATTATTACTATTAGATTTAAGATAATTTATTAGATTATTTGTTTCAGTATCATCCTGTATATCAGATGACTTATATAGTAGATGAATTTTAGCGTCTTCACTTTTCAATGAATTTAACATTAATTGAATTTTTGCAAACCATTCTGTATTTTTGTTTGAATTACTTATTTTAGGGATTGTTTGCATGTAATTCCAAACATCGTTTTTAAATGTAAAATCTATTTTGATTTTTAAATCATCTAAATTTTCTATTGGATTTAATATAATATCGCTTTTTACCTTTGTTCCTAATAATTTTTCATGCTCAAATATATTTCTCATATATTTTTTTGCTGATACTGTTATAGAATCTTCTTTTATGATGTGTCTTTCTCCTACGTAACGTTTTAAAATTGAATTAAAAAATGAATCTATATCTTTCGTATAAGCAAAGTTAGGCTTACTTAAGAATAATTCATCAGATAATTTCTTTTCAAAAATCTTATCCATAAAGTTTTCATCATGATATGATGCAATATTTATTGAACCAACGTCTCCTAATAATTGTTTATTATTATTTAAATAGAACTCTAAAACTTCTTTATTAGTTTTGTATTTTAATAAATCTACTTTTGTATCTAGTATTGCTTTTAGTTTGGATGAGTTTTCGTCTAGTATATTTAATCTAATTGCTCGTTCGTTGTAACAATACAGCAGTGCTCCAACATTTAAAGTTTCATTTCTAATTTCATCGGCTGTATATCGTATTATGCTGTAGTAGACTTTGTGTTTTTGCTGTTCCATTCTAAAATCCCTCCTCTATAATTAGAAAAAGCATTATTATTGGCCATAAATTGAATAATATGTCTAATTAATTCCTTTTGTTTAAGTATAAAATTTTTATAGTATGCAACTTGAACTTCTTTTTCAACAAACCATTCATTAGGAATTACTTCGATCCAGCTGTCTATCATTTTCTCATCTATGGCCTCTATTTTATTAACAATATTTAAAAATGAATGATTAACTAAATCTTCTAAATTAATATGCTGTTCTAAAGCTCTGAACATAATTCCTCCACCACTAAAATCTTTAACAACTGACATAAATAATTGGACATAGCAGTCAGCTAATTTTGGGGAGCTTAATATGTTTATTTTATTTTCACTCCATTGAGGGCCTCCAAAAGCATGCCCATGATCTATTGCATAAATTTTTCTATTATCTTCATTTTCTGAATTTAATAATATATTACCTTCATTTTTTAGTCTATCAAAATTAAATATAAGTATATCGAACGCCAGTATTTTTGCTATATCATCTTTATTTTTAATATTTTTTATAAAATTATTCCATGATTGTTTTATTCTTGGTTTATTCATACGGAATAAAGTATCATAGTTTTCTAAAATATTATTTTCTAGATTTTTCAATTTCTTTGTCGCAAAATATTTTCCGTTTTCAAACCTATATGAAAATCTGATTGTAGGATCTTCTTCACAAAATTGACCATCTACATATGCAATAACTGCTTCAGGCATTGGAATATCTAAATATAGTCCTATTTGGTAAGAAAGTAATTCATTAATAAACATACAATTAAATTTTGTTATATTACCATTATTATCAATATTTTCATTCTTTAATATATATTCTTCAAAATCATTTCCCATTATTAAAACTGGTCTACTCATTCCTTGTCCAAGGCTCTTTAAAAATGTTACGACTTCTATTTCATTTATCACCTAAACCCCTCCAAAATCCATCTATACTATATAAAATAACTAAAATATTTTCCTATACAAGATAAGTATTCTAATTTATTTAAGTTAATTTTAGAATAATATAGGAATTTTGTAAATGAAATAAGTAGGAGATACTAGAATGTATAAACCCTATTATAAAAATTATCTATAAAATCACTTCCAACTGGTAAATCTTCTTCTCTTACAAAATACTGCATGTTTCCATTATCGCCAAGGCACTTAACCGATAGCTTATAGGCTTGTACATTAACATTTTCTCCTGTAGTTTCTGCATCCAGGGTATTTAATGTAACTAAACAATTATAGTAAGTTATAAATTCCCTATTGCCAAAATTATCTGTCCTTACAAGGCTTACAGCACATCTGCTACTTTTATTATCTTTTTTTATAATATAGCCACCGTTAGCATCTATTGTAGCTCCTTGTAACCTTGCTAAAGCTGTAGTATTAATACTGTAAATTTCTAGTTCCAGATCTATATCTTCTATTTTGTCATTTATAGCAATTTTTCTTGTTGCAGTACTTATGTATTCTGTTTTTCTGTTTACACTTGCAACTGCTGTTTTAGCTGTATCAAAGATGTAGTTTTCTCCATAGTTAGAACCTTCTTTAAAGGCTATTAAAACATCTTCTAAGCCTGTTATTATCTTTATATCGCTCATTTTTATTCCTTTCTATTTTTATATTACTCCAGCACGTCTAAGCTGTTGTTTTTGTCTATAAGCCATTGTTTCCATGTTTGATTTAACATCAAACTCTGTCTTGTTAGTAACTTCATAATTATTGTTAAACGTTACATTACTAGCTTTACCATTGTTAGCTAGAGCAGATTTCATCTCTGCACTTAACCCTCTTATTGCATCTCTTACAGCACCAGCAACTTGGTTAGACACTTCTTGCTTAACGCTAGCTTCCATAGACTTTACACTATTAATGTGGTTAGTAATTTTAGTACCCTTAGGTACATAAGCCATACCATCATTTAAATTCATCACCGATCTACTATTATTTTCCCAAAGCTCCCAACCATTTTCGTTAACGCGAGCAAAACCTTCTTTAGCACTTGCTGTTCCTGTATAATAACCGTTTAAAGCGCTAAGACCAGAGCTATCTACCCTAACCTTAATAACTTTCTCTGGTGGTAAGCTGTTGGCTTTATTTCTAATGTTATCTAGTAGGCTTAAAGATCCATTTTCATTCACTTGCACCTGGCATGGAGTACCATTTAATTCCAACATAGCTGTTTTAGTACCATCTACGGCTGTTGTTACTTCATCTGCGGATATAATTATGTTTCCGTTAGCATCTATAATGTTCCCTGATGTATCCATGGATGTGTTCCCAAGCTGATTTAAAGCCATTTCTACTTCTGTTTTGTGCTTAATGTAGTCTTGCCCAGTCTTAGCTAAATTTTTAGCTATATCTGCTGTATATCCGCCAGCTTTACCGCTGTAAGTATCGTAACAACCCAAAATTTCTCCTGTCTTTTTATCTACTTCTACATACACATCTCGCCAAGTTTTACTAGTAGAATTATACATATTATACATTCCAGATTCTGTTATTTGGTTCAAGCCTTCATAACTGCTTGTAAGCTTTTCTAGTCTTTTTTGGGCGCTTTTATCTTCGTTTGTTAAAATTTCTCCGTTTAGTTTGTTAATTTGGTTTAAAATTTCAGGGTTCTTTTCTCCTAAGATTCTTAAATATTCATTGTAAAGATCGTTTTGAATTTTTATTTTTTCATCACGTTCTTTAGTTTTCTCTGTAATCTGTTGCTCTATTGCGGTTCTTTCTTCGCCAGTAGCAGTTTCTAATGCTTGCTTTAATATTTCTAAATTAGTGTCATAACTCGCCTGGATTGCAACAGTTTCCTCATCCCTAATTTTAGCTTTTTCTACCATTAATGCGCTAGCACTTTCTAAATCTACGCTAGCAACTCTTGCATTAAATTCATTTTTTGCATACATTATTTCTTCTTGGGTAGAACCTAAAGCTTCTAGTTCTAGTTCTTTAATCCTAGTTAATTTTTCTTGCACAGCTTGTATTTCTTGGTCATTCAGCGCTCTACCTTCTTCTATTGCAATTTGCTTTATAGCATTAATTTCTTCCTTTAATCTATTAGTTTCACTTATTTGTGTATCATAATTTCGATTTAAGAAATCAAGCACTTTTTGTTCGCTCTCTGTTATAACGCCATCATCTGCAAACATAGATTTCATGCTCGCTTGGGCTTCTTCTTTTCTGCTGTTTATAGTGTCTATACTACTTTGTACTAAGTTATTAACCTTGGCATCAAACATAGCGATTTCATCTTCTGTTAAGACTTCATCTAGGTTAATTTCTCCCAGGAATAATGCAAATTCGTTTAGGCTTTTAGTGTTTTCTTCTACTGCCGACCTAAATTCTTGGCTTATATTTTCGCTAAAGTCCTTATAAACTAATCCACTTGCAATTAATTCTTCTTTACTTTTAGCAAAGCCACCATTAAGGCTATCTATAATTAATTCTAAAGCATTCATATCATCTGTAGATTTTAAAACGGTATCATTCATGTAGTCGGAGTTAGTTTTATAGGCTATAACACCAGCTGTTAATCCAGCTAAAACACCTGTTAATGGTAATGCTATAGAAGATAAAGCTCCTAAAGCTGTGCTTGCTACTGTAGTTGTTCCTGCTGTCGTTGCCATAGCTGTTCCAGTAGTAGCAAGCGCCGTATTTGTTGCCATACTTGCAACCTGTGCAGTACCAAATTTACTTGCTAAACTCCCAACTGCTTCTAGCGTTTTACCTAACCCACTTGTTAAACTTCCTGTAGTTTTTAAAACAGCTCCTGCCCCAAAACTAAATAATCCAAATTGCACTATAGCTTGCTGTGTACCTTCGCTAAGACCACCAAACCATTCTATTAAATTGCTTAGGTGTCCAATTAAATCGTTAACATGTGGTAATAATTTTTCTCCAATTTGTATTCCTAATGCTTCTAATTGGCTTTTTAACTTAGTTACGTTACCTTTTGCTGTGTTTTGCATTGTTTCAGCCATTTCCGCCAATGCACCATTACTATCTGTAACTTTAGATTTTAGGCTTGTATATTCTTCATTTAGACCGCTAAGCAAGCTATTTAACGTATCTATATTGGTCTTACCACCAATCATGGCAAGGTACATATCCCTTTGTTCTTCGCTACAATTAGCTAGTGCTGTATCTAATTCTTTTAAAACTACTTCTATGCCCTTAAATTTTCCTTCGTTATCGTATGCATTTATACCTAGTTCTTGCATAGCTGTACCTGCTTGCCCTAACCCGCTTGTTAGGTTTATTAGAACAGAAGATAAAGCATTACCAGCTTCGCTACCCTTTATACCACGGTTGGCTAATACCCCTAACCAGGCAGAGGATTCTTCTAGTGGTACATTTAGGTTTTTAAGTGTACCCCCTACCCCAATGTAAGCTTCCATCAGGTCGCCAGCGGTGGTATTACTACTTCTCTGTGCTTGTGCCACAATATCTAAATATCTACCTAAATTTTTAGTTTCTATGCCCATAGCACTCATACTATCTGTTGTTAAATCAGAGGCTCTAGCAAGATCTAAATTTGTCGCTTCGCTTAATCTAAGGATAGGCTCTGTTCCTTCTAGAATCTGCTGTACATTCCAACCCGCTAAAGCTTGGTACTCCATTGCTTTTGCACTTTCTGTTGCACTTTTAGAAGTTGTAGCACCTAATTCTTTAGCTTTATTGGAAAGTTTTTCTAGGTCTTTTCCTGTTGCACCAGAAATTGCGCTAACCTGTGCCATACCTTGTTCAAAATCCATCGAAACTTTAGTACTATATCCAGCAAAAGCAACCATAGGCGCAGACATAGCCATTAAACTTGTACCAGCTTGGCTCATCCCTTGTCCAAAACTCTGCATCTTTTGTCCTGTATTTTGTAGACTTTCCCCTAGCTTTATAAAGCCGTTCTGCTGTGTTAAAAGCTGTGTATTACATGCTTGCAATTCCGCTTGTAAATTTTTTAGTTGGCTTTCTGTATTGTTCATAGCTATGTTACTATTATTTATAGCGTTAACATTGTTTTTTATCTGATTTTCTTTTTCTTTGTAAGCTGTAGTAGTTTCCGCTAATTGTTGCCTTAACTCCTGTGCTTCTGCGCTTTCTGCTCCATAGAGTTTTACAGCTTCTTTTAGCTTGGTATTTAATTCTGTCTTCCTGTTCCCTAACTGCTCTAATTCTGTTTTATTTTTATTTAAACTATTAGTATTTTTAGTTATATTATCGTTGTAGGTTTTTAATTTATTTTCTACATTACTTATTTGCTGTGTTAATAATTTTTTCTTATCTGTTAAGCTTTGTATATCATTTCCAGCATTTTTAGAACCACTTCCAAGTAGTTTAAGTTGGCTTTCTGTAAGCTTTATTTGCTTATTAGCTTCGCTTAGTCCCTTAGTAAAACCATCATCTTTAAGAGTTAAAATGGTCGAAATTCTTTTAGTTAAATCTCCTGCCATATAATCTTCCTTTCTTAATTTAAAAAATAGTAAAAAAAAAGGGATAGCAAGTTAGAGTAAGCATTTATTTAACTTACTTTACACTTACTATCCCTATAGTTTTTTATAAATCTAACAGAGAAGTGACTGTTTTCTTCTCTACTTTTTCTTTTGTTTTTCCGTTATTTTCTGTTGCTGGGGCATGTATTTTTATATAACTTGTTAAAAATGGGGTTTCTATATATCTACTATTTAAAATTTCTAATCCCATAATTTGCCTTGGAGTAGATTCTAAAAATTCCTCATAACTCATTCTTAAAATTACTTTACTTATAAAATACATATTATTCCACCAACTTTTAAAATCAGCTATTTCTTCTTCTTTTGTGTCTTTTTTAACTTTTTTTCGGATTCATCTGTCATTTTTTCTTCTGTTTCAACTTCATTGCTTAGTTCTAAATTAAGTAGGCTAAACACTATATCTGCTGTTTGCATAACTTTTACATAGTTTAATCCTAAAATTTCTTCTTCTATTTCCTCTAGAGTTAAGTCCTCATTTGCCATAGCTTGTATAAATATTGGCAATAATTCTAGTCTACTATCTGCATCTAAGCTAAACTGGTTTACAGCTAAAAAAGCATTTCCCGTTAATTTATTTAATTTCTTAAATGCCCTAAAATCGGCTTTTAGTTCTAATTCTTTATCCTTATATTTAACCTTTATAATCTTCTTCTCATCTAACATATTTTTTTACCACCTTTTTTTATTTTTTAATAGTCCTTTACTACAACTATCTTAATCTTTAATAGCTCTAAAAAAGGACTATTTCTAGCCCTTTTAAAATTTTATTCTTGTGCAACTGCTGGCTTTATAACTTGTTTACCCCATTTTTCCATAAATGCTGTCTTCTCTTGTTCTTTCATGTTAGTAGTTCTAACAGCATATTTAAATGTTTTATCTTTTAATTGTATAAAACGTGCTGTATAAGATTGCGCTTGTGCTTCTGCCTGGTCTTCTTTAGTTTTAGCCTTTTCTTCCGCTAAGTCGAATTTACCCTTGTAAAGTGTTAGATATTCATATTCTCCGCCATCTAGAGATTTTTCTACCATAAGCGCTACATAAGGCTTATCTAAACCTTTATCTAAATATCCGCCACCTTCGGCTTTAACTTTTCCCATAACCTCTGCTTGCACTTCTTCATCTAGGCTTTGTACAGTTAAAGTTACTTCTCCTGTAAGATTTCCTAATATGCTTGTTATTTCTCTGTTACTTCCATAAACACTTGTACTATTTTGTGTAGGAGACATACCAAACTCTACAACCATGTCGCTAAATAGCTTAACTTCTCCATATTGTTCATTTTTTTCATCTAAAACAGCATAGTAAATTTTTTCTATACCATCTACAATATTAAAACTTGTTGCCATAATTTATTTCCTCACTTTTCTTTTATTTTATAATATAAAAAAGACTACTAAATTAATTAGTAATCTTACTTTTTAACCATTTCTCTAAACGTATATCTTAAAGCCTTATGGTATAACTTTGTATCATCTTCGTACAGATCCGCAGATGTAATAAAGTTATAGCCCTTTTCTTCCATTACTTTTTCGATAGCTTTTTCTAGAGTGGTAAAATCACCTTTGCTAAATATATCCACCTGGATATAATGGGTATAGGCTAAATTCTTATTACTGCAAAAGTCAGATTTTTTCTTATTATAAAACATATATTCTACATATAAATCTGCACTTTGCGGTGCATGTATATAATAAATTTTATTACCAACTATATCTGTTATACGTTTGTCCATTAAATTTTGTCTTAATTTTTTCTGCATTACTTTAACAACTCCAGTGCAATTAATTCTGCAACCTTATCTTCTACGCTGTTCACGGCATTTGCAAACTTTCCAACGTGTTTTTTGACTTTACTTGATCCAAATTCTTGGAACAAACTATCCCAACCAGTTACTTTAATTTCTGTTGCAACAGCACCATCTACTTTTTTATTAGATTTTTTAATACTATTTTTAGTATATCCTGTTAGAACAGCACTAGCTTCTTCTTTAGCTTCTTTTACCATATCTCCGCATTTGCTCAATACCGCCCTCTGCTTTTGTTCACTTATCTCTAGGTCTTTTAAAGCTTCCAAAACATCATCAAGCCCTTCAAATTTCACGTCTATCATAGAAGAACCTCGCATTTAAAGTCCCAAAAATCTTTATTTGTATCATTAATATAAACAATGTCATAATCGTTGTTTTTATATTTTATCTTATGTGTTAAAGATTTAATATCTTTTAACTTACTACAATTCCTAACTCTAAAACTACATACAACTTTAGAATTATTTGCGTAAGAAGATATAAATTCTTTACCGCTCATGTTTTTATAATTAGCCCAACATTTATAAACTTCTGTTTCCCTAACTTCATTAAAGCCATTATCATTTACTACGTTTTCTTCTAGACAAAAAGTTATTCTATCATTCATTTCAACCATATATAATCACCCCAAACCTCTAATATCTAAGCTGGTTTAGTATAGACTGCATAATAGTTCTAACTCTTTGCTCTGCTTTATCTACTGTTAGATTTCTACTGTTATAAAGTTCGCTTATCATAGCCAGCATGTAGATTTCTGCTAACTCTTGTTTATCTTCTTTAAATTCATTTTTTTCACATAATTTTTTTAAAAATTTTTCTGTTGCAATTATGTAAGTTTCTATAATAATATCATCGTCGTCAAAATCTACTTTAAGATAGTTTTTAGCTTTATTTAAATTAAGCATAATTACACCTCAGTAAAGCATTCAAAAGAATCTACATCTAAAGCGATAACATCTGCATAATGCGATAAAGTAGCTAAAGCAATGTTCTTATTAAATTTAGCACTTTTATTATAACCAATCTCAAAATCGTCTTTATGTACATAAGCTAATGCACTATCTAAATCTGCTACTAATATTCCTTCTATATCTGCACACGCTAGAACCTTAACCCCTAAAATTTCTGCTTTTTCGAGTTGTAGTATCTTAGAAATCATGCAAGGATTACATATAATTACACCATTTTGTTTAGACATAGCAATTCTAGCAACAGCACTTATAAACACGTCTAAATCGAAGTTTTGTGGCTCTTTCTTAGCAATACAGCTAGCCCATGCTTTTTTATTTAAAATAGAATTTAAAGATTTTGCAAAAACTTTAGCTAATAATTCTTTAAATCCTTTTTCTTCCATATCTAAAACTGATCCTGATAAAGGACAATAAGATATTATTTCTTCTAAACTAAACTCTGCTTTACCTAATTGTAATTCTAATTCCTGCACAATATTATCTTCTATTTCTGGTATTACAGGAATACCTTCTGGATAAGCAAAATGCCCACTAGAAATATTACAAACAGGAACATTTAAAGCTAAACTAGCTAAAGATACATTACTGCTTAAATTTTCTATTATTTTAGTCTTAAATTCTTCTTCTGTTATATTACTTTCGTTTATATTTTTAATTAATTTATCTAAGTTACTAATAGTATTCACTTCCTTCCTAAACAAGAAAAGGTAGGTTATAATACCTACCAAAACTTATTTTTTACTTTTAGTCTTTTTAGCAACCTTTACAGTTGCAGGATTAGGGTAAAGTTATTTCCCCAACTTGGTAAACTACGTCGGATTTATCTGTTTGTATACAGTCCACATGGTCTATGACCCTAGCCATGGTTACATTTTTAGTAAATCCAGCTTCTGCAGAATAAGCAAATTGGTAAGTTCCTGCATCTACAAAAGAAGCTCCCATGGCTAAGTTACCATAAAATACTGGTGCTTTCTTAGAAACTGTTTTTAAAGTTGCAGAAGAAAATACAATTACAGGCACTCCATCTACGTACAATGCTTTTGGCTTAGATAAATCTGGTTGTAAGTAAGCAACAGAATTTCCATCTACATTGCTAGCTATATGTGCATAACCGTCTTGGTTTGTTACAATAACACTTCCACCAAGTAAAGCAGGATCTATTTCTGTAGTTAATGCCTTAGATAATGCTTTAACATCTGCTAATGTTTTAACTGTTTTATTTTGCTTTAATGTTTCTACAGCCATTTTGTTATAAGTTGCAACGGCTTTTCTAGCAAAAACTCTAGCTACATAATTAATTAAATCGTTATCAGTCATGGCAAGTAATGTATTTGATAGAGGTATTAAAGCACCTTTTTGCTTTAAAGCAAATTTTACTTGTCTAAATCTTATATCATCAGCTTCTTCGATTTCTGTACCATCTTCAAAATCGATTAATTCTGCAACATTTTCAAAATCTTCCACGGGAAAAGCACCTGTTGTTGCAGTTGTTTTTATTCCACCCAATATGTCTTTAAAAGATTTATTATCTCTAATTAATTCTCTTATTTTAGTAGAAATATCTCCTGGTAGTATGTAAGATTCTCCGTTTATGCTATTCTTAACAGCTTCCTTTTCTGCATCTGTTAATCTCTTATTTGTCATGTCCTTTATTATTGCTCTTAATACATTAACTTTTTCCATTTTATTATCTCCTCTATTTTCAATTTTGTTTTCAATTTCTTGCACTTCTTCTTTTTCTAGAGTTTTAGCAACTTCTATTTCTTTTTTTAAGTTTTCAATCTCAACAAGCTTGTTATGTGCTTCATTTATTTTATTTTCCGCTTGCAAAGTCTTTATTTTATCTTTTACATTCTCTAATTTTAAAGTTAATTCTTCACTTCTTAACATTCTATTATTTACCTCATCTTTATTAATTTTTGCATAAAAAAAGCACTATTATATAAGTGCTAATGCTATTTCTATTTCTTTATTTTTAATAGCTAAATCCTCAGCTATATTTTTATCTTCTATTTTTAGTAAATTTTCTGGAGTATTTTTATACTTAGATAATATTTCTTTATCTGCACATGCTACTAACTGTTTTTCTTCTTCTAGTAAAGTAACATTAAAATATTCAGCTATTTCGGCAGATGTAAGCCAAGTTTCTCTAGATAGCATATTCTTTATGTCATCTTCAGTAACACTCGCATTAGCTTTAGACATATATAAAGGTATCATTACATCATTTTCAATTTTATCTAATATTTCAATTTCTTTTTTCATGTCATTGGCATTTCCAAGTGTCACAGACATAGGCTTATGTAACATTAAAATAGATTGGTTGTATATGTATATGTTATCTGCAACACATGGTAACCAACTACCACAACTAGCACCTAACCCATCTATGTAAGCATTTATAGAAATATTTCTTTCCTTTGCCCTTTTTAACAATGCAATAATGGCTTGTGTAGTAAATACATTTCCACCAGGAGTATTTAAGTACATGTTTAAAGTAGAGTTATCAGGTATTAAAGCTAACTTATCTTTAAAATCTTTAAAAGTAACATCATCTTCAGTCCATTTTTCAGAACCACCTATAATTTCTCCATATACATATAACTCATATATTGCATTATCTTTAGAAATAAAATTATAGAATTTTTTCATCATATCACCCTCCTATTAACAAAATAAAGCTCTCACCCCTACACTTTTTCTCTGTTTATTATCTTATTCTTCTTCTGTATTACTATAATTTACACCCTGTAAGCTTTTATTTTTTTGGTAATCATCGACTTTATCGAGTGCTACATGGTTTAAATCTACTCTTATTGTATCTCCACCTTCTACGCTGTTTAATTCTTCTTTTGCTCTTACTTCGTTTATAGACATAACTCCTTTTTCTAACATTTTAGAGTAAAAAGAAGCCCTTGCTTCATCATTTTCACGCAGAGCGCTAGACACATTTAACCTAAAATAATGGTCTATTCTATCAAATTCGGCGAGTAGCTTATAAGTTAATTCTAGTTCTAATTTATTAATTATAGGAATTAAAGACTGTATAAAGCTCTGGTGTATTTGTACCATGTTGTTATAAGAAGCATTGTCGGTACTACCTAAAAGTACAGGATTTAAGCCATAAATCATTGCTATATCTTCTTTACTAAGTTTCATGTTATCTATAAATTGCTGGTCAACTAGGGACATTTTATTTATAGTATCTAGTTTAATGCCATCATCCAAAACAGCTATACCAGAATTATCGGCATTTAAAACATTCATAAATCCCTGTTTTAATTTTTTCTTAGCCTGATTATCTAGAGAGGATGGAACATTAAGAATACCTTTAATACTGCCATTTCCACCGTTTCTATACATATTTCCAATCATTTCATCGCTTTCGACTCTGTTACTTAGCTTATTTCTTAAACATTGTATTCTACTAATTCCATTAATACCATCTACTGTTAAATCTTTTATATGCAGAATGCTTTCGTAGGGCAATTTAAGTTGTTTATTATCCACATTAGTAAGAACAAATAGTTTTCCATTAATTTTTTCTATGGTAGTAATAGAACTATCTAATAAAATTAATTCTTTTGGAACACCTTTATTAGTTTTAATCCAGCTATAACCATTTCCGTGTAATAATAAATTACTTATCATTGCTTGTAGCCAATCTGCACCAGACATATTAACATTTGGTCTTAATCTTAGCATAGAAATTAACTCATTTCGCACTTTTTCTTTACCATTATCTATATTCTTATAAAGGTTTATTGGCATACGAGAAATTGTACTAGAAATAAGATTAATACAGGCATATACAATATCGCTATTTTTTAAAGCATTATTACTAGAAATAGTTTTACCACTACTTCCAACACCAAAAATTCCTTCTAAACCTAAATTATTGGAAATATTTTTATCTATTTTATTGCTATAATTTTTATAATTCATTTATCTTCACCTCCCTTCTTCTTTAGCTATTAATTTCTTATACTTAATAACCAAGAAAGCTAAAATAAAAAAGCTTGTAGACATAAGCAAAATTCCTACTTTATAACTAATTAAAAATCCAAAAATTATAAAAAATAAAAACCCTATTAAAACAAGGATTTCTTCTAAATAATTTATTAAGTTTTTAAATATTTTATCTTTCATTTTTTCTCCTTACATATAAAAATCGTCTGCTAATATTTTTTTATTTAAGTCAACTTCTTCTTTATAATACATAGCTAACTTATGCGCACATAAAATAGCATCAACTGGATCTATTTTAAATCTACTAGCGTCTTTATCTATTTTTATATAACCATTTCCACTATTGGTAACAATTCTAGCATTACTCATCGCCCATTCTAATAAAGGATCGTATTCATATATTACATTTTTACAATACACTTGTTCTCTAAAATTACTTGTTGGCTCATCTAAATGTTTTGCAGATTGGTATATTTCGTAAACATCATATCCCATGCTATTTAAAGTTGTTATAAGTAATCCAGCATTATGTGGATCTACACAAAAAGCTTTAATATTCCAACCATTTTCTCTACAAGTATTTATACAATATTCTATTACTTGTTGTTGGTCTACAATGGCACTATTAGTTAAACTTACATATCCTTGTCTTAACCATGTGTCATAGGGCTGTTTATCTACAATTTTTCTTTGCATTAAAGCATCTTGATTAGGTATAAAACTATGCTGTTTTATTATAAATTTCATTATATTATTATCAATAATAGGGAATTCAAAACTTACAGAACATAAATCTATCTTACTTGCAACGTCAATACCTATATAAACATCTCTTTCTTTTAGTTTATATGGAATTTTATTAACTTTACATTCTTTAAACTTGTCCATATCCATATACCCATCATTAGCTTTGTTTTGCCACATATTTAAATTCTTAACTAAAAAGCTGGTCATTTTTTGTGGTATTTCTTTAGCAACATTATAGGATTTTTTTAATCCATTTATACCTTCTTCATAAGTAAATAGTAACTCATTCGCTTTCTCCCATACTCTGTAATCACTTATATCATCATTCTTTTCAACTTCGCAAATAACAGTAAAATAATCGTCATTTTTTATAGTTTTATTAAGAATATTACTACAATAAGGATATTCCTGTGTATACATAGGACAGCTTATATTGTTTCCTGCTGTAGAAATTATAATTAATAATGGAGTTTTTTGTGCATTCATGCCAGTTTCTAATGTTTCATAAAAACCATTATCATCATGATCTTTATACTCGTCCAGTATGCCCATTGCTGGATTAGTACCTTCGCCTGATTTTTTATCTTCCTTAGATAATGCTTCTAAAAAAGAGCCTGTTTTTATATGTGTAATTCTATCTCTAGTTTGCTTAAACTTAGTAGATAAGACACTTCCCCTTAACATTAGCTTACATTCATCGAATATTATTTTACTCTGTTTTCTTCTAACACCAGCACAATAACATTCATTTAGATTACTATATTTAGTACTAATAACACTCATTTCATACAATGCAAATCCAGCTTGTAATTGTGATTTTTGCCCTTTTCTACCCATACTTATAAAAGCTTTTCTAAATCTTCTATAACCATTTTTCTTTAAATAAAAGCCATAAATATTACATGCAACAAACTTAGATAAACCAGTTAAAACAATAGGTTGTCCAGCTAAAACACCTTTACTATGCTTTAAATACTTAAAAAAGCTTAACACTTTATTAGCTTCTACTTCATCGAAGTAGAAGGGACATTCTTTATCTTCATCAGCTCTTTTTAAATCATCCAAAAACCTTTTGCAAGCTTGTTTATGTTTTTTACATCTAAACTCATGGTTTATAGTAAAATTACAATATTTAATTAATTCTTCTCTTAAAGTCACTAAATATCACCAAACTCATCTTCTATTTCATTTTTCAACTCTTTAACTTTTATACTTGCAAATCTTAATCTACTATCTATAGTTAATCCAACAAGCCCAGCAAATTTTCTCATCTCTTCTGCATAAAGTTTTTGTATCTTAATTAATGGATTTTCTACATATGTATAAGAGCCATTTGGCATACACTTTTGTATAGTTAACTCCTGCTTATTTAGTTTAGTTGTTGCTTTTATATAATTAGAAAAAGATTCACAATATCCAGCTAAATTATTAACATCTAAATTAGTTATTATATTTAATTCTTTCATTTCTGTAGCTATTCTATTAAATTCTTTTTTAGCTGTTTTATCTTTTAGCCAAGTTGGAATCCTGATATTATCTTCTTTAGCTTTAACCAAAGATTCTTCCAATTCTTTTTGTTTTCTTTGTTCTACAGTTAAATTTCCTGTTTGTAATTCCAATGGTTTTCTTGGTCTAGCCATATTATCACTTCCTTCCTAGCTGACCGATATTTTTTATAGTTTTTAGAAATTTGCAAAATGAAAATTAGCGCGTGGATTTCCGTCCCTTTCCTCCTCTGTTATTCTACAACGGGGGTATTGCCTTAAACTCCACCACCACACCTAACACAATCCATTTTAAAAAAATCTTTACAAAATTATAATTACTATTTTATTAAACTCTTTAATTTCTCCTGCATCCTATCTTTACTAATACTATTCTTTTTATATTCTTTATGAACTTCTTTGTGACAACAATTACATAAACAAATTAAATTATCTAATTCTAATCTTTTATTAAAATCTTCTTTAACTTCGCAAACATGATGAACAACTTCTGCAAACTTAAATACTTCTTTATCCCAACAAAGTTTACAAATATAATTATCTCTTATCTTTGCTTTATCTCTTGCAATCTTCCATTTTCTGCTAGCATAGAAGGTTTGGATGTCCTTGTCGGTTCTCCTACGCCTATAGTCCCTATAGCGCTCCTTAACCCTACTATCTTCTTTACTTGCACATTCTTGGCACATTTTTAAAGAATACTCTATCTTCTTCCCACATTTACAAAACTTATATAACATATAATATATTATCCTTCCTGCAACTATAATTAATAAATAATAAATTTAAGAATTAAAAATTATTTCTTGTGTAATTTTATATAGATAATATAGTTGCACCATAACACATGGTCTATAACTCTAGCCCTATATAAGCCCATGCAAGATATATCCCCTTACAACTATACATATAATAAATAATAATGCCCTATAAAATTTATAAGACATTAAAAACTATATGTACCTGGGGGGCTTTAAACTCCTCTAGTTTCTTTTATTTCTAATTTTATTTCCCTGCATTTATCTAAAAACTTAACTAAATCTACTTCTAAATTTAATCCATCAGCCACGCACATTTCATATTTCTCTTTTAGCTTTCTAACTTCTTCTGTATCTTGTAGAACAAATACTACGTTATTGTATCTATCTAGCTCTAAATCATGATTAACATCTTCTGCATTAATTAATATATAAGCTAGCTTATTTACACTACGCATATACAAATCTCTCATTATCTAAACTCCCTTCTTTTATCGAATACTTTATTTCTTACACTCTCCTGAATAGATAAAAACTCTATTAAATCTTCTATCTCTAAACAAACATTCTCTTTCCTGGCAACATTATAAGCATCTGCTAAAGCCATCGTATCCTTGTTCTTATCTACCTGTACAACTGTTTTACCGCTATCTTCTTCTTTTACAACTTCCCAATTACAACCACTTGCATAAATTATATAGCTAGCTTTATTTACATTTAATATATTTATCTTTCTCATTTTCTAAACCCTCTCTAAACGTTTACTAAAAAATTATAATACTTTAAAACTATTTATATATCCTAAAATCCCCGCTAAAATAACCATTAAGCTATATGTTTTAAAATATATAAAGTTTTCTTTTTGCCACATCCTAGCAAATAAAAATATCCAAACTGCACTTATTAAACTTAACACTATATCCACTTTAAAATACCACCTTAATACTATCTTTATTCTTATCTATAATCTTTTGCATTATATAAAAATTCTTCTGCAAGCAAATCTAACTTATGCCTGTTCGTTACTTCTGGGCATTTAACATTATTAATATTTAATGTCGGCTCATGTATCTCTATTAATCTTTCTTCTATGTAGTAAGTAGAATTTCTGCTTAGGTCTTTGTATTCAACATAGATTACCCTATCAAAACTCTTCTTTTTCCTGTGGTCTAGCACCCTATTATACAAATCTGCTGTACTCCCAACATAAAGAATATTATCTCTACTATCCAGTAACATATATACATAATTACTTATTTTATGTTGCCTATACTTTTTCCAATAATTCTTATTCTTTTGTCTATACTCTTTTTGGTACTCTAAATATTTCTCTTTATTTTTACTTCTATATTCTCTTAAATACTCGTCTTTTATCATCTTTTAAATCCTTCTTTTTAATTTATTTACTCAAAGGATTCTCTCATTATCTTTAATTTTTATATATTTATTTAATTAAAAATATGTATACTTAAACTTTTTATTGTAAATACTTTTGTATACAGTCTACAAATGCCGAAATTTCTCTATCTTCCTCGCTATCATTAAGCCAAGTAAACTCATCTTCTATTAAGTTTATTTCAAAAATATCAGCGTTTTTATCTGTTATAGTTATAATATTATTTTCTATACTAAGACAAACTAAGCTATCTAAATTTATTCTTAATCCATCTGCAATAAGGACGCCATCTAACAATCTTACATAACAGCACTCGCATTCGCATTCCAACAAAGCATCCGCTATAAATCTTTCTTCTAAGCTTATAAGTCTGCTTTTTAATGTTCCATAGTCTATCGCCCTTATTAAATGGTTTAATACAACACCTGGGCTAAACCTAAAAATATCTGTTGCAAATTCTGCATTATAAGCAACATTATCTTTTCTTAAAACTAATAAAACATTAGTTACTTGCCCATCTTCTAAATCATAAAAAGTATCTACATTATCAAAATATTTTTTTAATTCTTGCTTTAATTCTTCTATTTTTCTCATTATTTTTTTACCACCTTTATATATTATTTTGTTTAAATTATAAACATTTTAAATTATAAACATTAACAAGCGCCCAGCTCTGCATAATAACCACTTCCTTTCTTAATTCTTTTTCTCAACAGAAGCAAAAAGAATTACTTGAAAGTATTAAGGAACAAGAAAAAGTTGTTAAAAGGCAGAAGTTGATTTTAAAAAAGATCAATTACAATCACTTTTTTATCTTACTTGCTGGGCGCTTATTATTATTTACAAATATAAATACGGTTTTTCGTGCCTGGAGATTACCGTAAACTCTTGTTATAACATGCAATGTATTTCTACACAGGAGATTCACTCCTTTCAACTCATGGAGGGCATGTTTTAAGTATGTTTAAGCATTTTGCACAGGAGAAGGCAAGGATTGCACTTGCAAGTAAACATACAAACTTTTTCTAATATGAAACGGTAAATAATATTTTTTACTATTTACCTTTAAGAAATTATTAAAAGATTTTAAACCAAAAGAGTCTTTGGAATTGGACATGCAATCCCTCGCCTTTTTTGAATGATTTTATAATCTTTAACTAACCAATTATATAAATTAACTTTTTAAAAATTATAAAAATAAGGGCATAATAATATACACCCTTGAAAATATTATATTGGAGGATTAGTAATATCTTCACCCTCCCTTTAGGCGTAGTTGTGGAACAACTAGCCGTTAATTCTTTCTTTTCAAAATTTTCAAATCTCCTTAATTTTTAAGCATAAAAAAGGTGTAGCAAAAACTACACCTTAGTTAATTATTATTTTGGGGTATTTATTTTTAAATCCCATTTAATTTCAATTTTCTCTCCACAATTAAGGCATTTACATCCATTATGTACTATATATATTCTTTTTTCTTTATTTCCACATTTAGAACAAGTACTTTCTTTATCCTCTAATTCTGATTTTAAATTCATATTCAAGTCACTCCTATAATAATATTTTTATATATTATATATTTCTACATATTTACTTAAATACCTTTAAATTCTATAAAATAAATGTAATACCCCAATGTTTAGAGTGAAACGTAGTGACTTGGGGTTAGAATATACTATATATTTCTTTAAGGCTTACGCCCTTCACCAGCGTCAGTCACTCCGTTCTTTCCTCGGGATTCACTTTTTCCGCTACGCTACAAAAGATGAATGCATTTAGCTTTACTTATCTACTTAATAATTTTGTTCCAGTTTTACTGTTTTATTTATATAATAGATTTTATAGTAAAAGTGGAACATTTGTATTATTATATATATAAATCAACTTCCTTTTTTAGGGACACTTTTATTCATTAGCTAAAAATAATATTAAGATATATAATAAACTCTTTTAGCACCTTTTTATATCTTTAACACCTCTTAAACCTAGTTATATAGCCATTCTTAGCATATTAAATTAAAAAATAGTCATACTTTCTATTAAACACTCTTTATTAGAAAACATGACTATTATATGTATAAAAACTCCTTAAATACGCATGAATACTGGCTTTCAGCATTATAAAAAGTATGAAAAGGTCTAATACTTCATTATTACAGGTCTTTTCTTTATAAAATATAGTCATAAAACGGGTGTTTAACCTATAATAGCTTAGACACCCAAAATATGACTATAAATATTAACTAACTAATTTTTCAACCTTCCAAGCATTAGGATATCTTTTTTGCTTACCATTAACCATCATACTTGTGGAAAATTCAACTATTCTAAATTGTAAGTTTCTTTCTTCTAAAGCTCCATTTAAATTATTTATTTTTTTTAATAGCCTTCCATTTTGTCTTACATTTATTTTTTCTATCAATTCTTTTCTATCTTTTACCTGCAACATTACATTTCCAACCACACTTTCTAAATATAATAATAATTCATCTTCTTTACTCACCTTCTCATAATTAATATCTCTAGTTATTGCATTAATACTCTTACCAAGCCTATTTAATATTACAGCTTTATAGCTAAATTTAAGCATTAATTCAATATTAGCTAATTCACTTGTATATTTATTATATTTAGTTTCATTCAATTGCAAATTACCATCTTTATTTATATATAATAATTCATTATTAAATCTCTTATTACCTTTTAAATATGTATTTGAAAATGTATCAAAACTAGCATTAAATATAATAGCTGGATTTAGTTCTTTAGTTAGTGATCCTTTATAATTTCCTAAATATTTATTACTATAATTAAATATATAAAAATTACACCAATCAATATCATCTATAATTCTTTTTCTCCCTAAACATTGTTGCATTTTATTAATATCTAATACATCTGTTATTATATGTTTTATATTTTTATCTTTTAAAGTTACTCCATTATCTAATACAGTGGTTGTAATTAATATTCTTTTGTCAAATGTAATCAGATTTTTATTATAAGTTTTTATACAATCATAATCACTATATTGAGAATATTCCTTATTTCCTTTACTACAATAGAAATAAGCCTTATCTTTACATTGCTCATATATTTCATATGCCTTTTTAACACTATTAGCAAAATATATTATTTTATCATCTGTATTTTCTAACAACTCTGATATCTTTAGATTTATCGCATCTTTACCACTAAGAAATTGTAACTCTTTAACATATGAATAATCTATATCTATTGTATATGTATTAGTTATTATATTTAAGCCTTGCAATTTTTTATATAATACCTCTGCTGTAGCACTCATAAATATTACAACACTATTCTTCCTAGTTGTGATATAATCCATTATTTCATCAGTAAAATCAACAAAAGTAGCATCATCATAAAAATAATGACATTCATCGCAAGTAATATAATCGTACCGCTCTATATCTTCCCCTCTAATCAACTTTTGTTGAATAGCTTGATAAGTAGTTACTGTAACTATATCACTTGTATTAAAAGCCATAGCGTCTTCTATAACATCATTCCTTAATTTATCTCTATTGCATAAAAATAATATTTTCTTATTTTCTTCTCTACATTTCTCAGCCAAAGTTTTTACTATAAAGTATGTTTTTCCTGTACCTGTTCCACCATTCAAGAACACACCTTTTCCTTTTACCCAATTATTTATTTCTTCGTTGGTTATCAAATCAGTATAAGTTTTCATTATTGACCTTCCTTCTCACTATTGATTTATTTTTATTATTTATTTAATTTATTTTTTAAAGCTGTTAATCCATCTAGTGCTTCTTTTAACTCTTTTGTATATTTAAAGCTATAATTTTTAGTTCCATCTACGTTGTCGAACGCAAAATATTTAAATCCTAAATAACTTAAAGAAAAAGCTAAATATTTTTTCTTTACTACATAAAATTCTTTATTATTCATCATTTTTACCACCTTAAATCCTTTTAAAATTGCTATTTTATTAGCTAGTAAGCAACTATAAAGCCACCTACTAGCCCTCTATTTTTTAAGCTATTAAAACATTAATAGTTAAACTTTTCTTTGTCTTAGCCATCTCTGCACTATGTACTTGTCCACAATTAACTAAATTTAAAAATTCTGGGAATAAAACTCCTAAAAGCTCCCCATTAGAATTAAAAACTTTATCTTCTTGTACTATTATTTCTTCTGTTATTTTAGCATTAGTTAAATTCTTAATTCTTATCTTTTTAGCTTTATCTAACTTTATAAGTTTCTTAGCTATTTCTTTTGCACCTAAATTATCTTCTGTATCTAAATTTATATTTACCTTTTTCCAATGCTTAAAGAAGTAATAAAAATCCGCATCTTCTTCTGCAACTTTTTTGTAAGCTGTGCCTACTCCATTAGATTTTTTTATTAATTTAGCCATTATAATATTCCATGCAAACATAAGTATAAATCTACTACTACATCTATACCCATTAATTCTTGCCTTACAAAGTGCCATACAAACATCTTCCGTGCTGTATTTATCTTTTATAAGCTTGTTCCATTTTTCTGCTATAATAATATCTATTTTATTAAATTCTTCTGCAACTTTATCTGTATTAAAATTTTTTCTTACTTCTTTCCTTAAGGCATTATATTTAATATGCAAATCTTCTATTATTTTAACTAACTTTAAATTAACACTATCTTCTAAATCCTTATTATAAATAGCATTAAATAAGTGTTTATCGCTATATTTTATTTCCTCTCTTGTTTTATAACCCAGCTCTGCATTAATTCTTTTAGCATTGTTACAAAGCAGGCTATTAGACCATTTATGCTTATCGTAGGACGGCTTATGCTCGCCTGAAGTCCATTTAGCATGGTAGATGTATTCTGGCTTATATAATTTCTTGTAGTCTTTAATTACATTTTCCATTTTTTTGTCTACTTTTTTGCCTGTTTTAACCGAATCTATTGCAACCATTTGCAGGAAAAGCGTATAATACGAATATATTTTATGCTTATTAAATAACTGTAAAGTAGCATTTTTACGTTCTTTTTCTGTCATTTTGGCATAATCTATAATCTTATCTTTTTTTGTAAGCCTATCTAAAAATGTATTAAATTCTTTATTATCTACAAATGTTTTCTTTTTACTATAAGCCTTCTTTAAGTCTGCATATGTGTAATATTTATTGTTAACTAAGTATGTATATTCTTGTATCTTGTTAGATATCTTAGCCCCTATGTTACTTAGTTGCCCGATACTATTACCTGCATTTTCTAATACACAATTTACTACGTTTTCTTTTATGTAAAGACATTTATAAGTACCACCATCAAATTGGTTGCGAAAATTCCAATGCACTCCATTTTGGTCTATATCTTCTATAACGGCATTATATATAGTTTTATTGTTTATTGCAAAAGCTAAATCCCCATCGCAATCGGCTCCAGACATTAACATTAAACTATTATCTAATCCGAAGAAAATTAATTCTTTTGTTAAATTTCCTAAATATTTATTATGTATATTATCTTCTGCTAAAGTAGTCTTAACCATTTCTGTTGCACTATTAAGCGGACATCTTGCAAGAACTCTATCTCCTTTTTCTCTCGGGATATAGTTAGTCTTAGCCTTTAAGCCATCTTTAGTATTCTTAGCAATTATAGTATTATTTTTATATTCTGCATTTATTAAATTATTAAAATAAATAATAGGATCTGCACAAAGCATATTATATCTGCCTTTAAGATAAAGCTTTCCTCCTGCTAATTGGTGTACTTTTTTATTTAGCATACTATTAACTGTATATTTTATTGTTTCTATATCTATTAACTTTTCTTCCATTTGTAATAGCTTGTGTGCCTTAGTAGAAGCACTTAATACCTCTAAATCCTCCCGTGCTATATCTCCTAATAAAATTCTAGTAGCATCTATATCTTTATCTATAACTTGTTTATAAATGTCTTCTGTAACCTTGCTTATATCTTGTAATTCTTGTTCTGTAAGATTTAAATTACTTAAAATTTGGTAGTTACTTAAAGTATAATCTTTTGGATTTTTTTTATTTACTTTAGTTACAGTTAAACCGTTTAATAATCTATAATAATCTTTATAATTCTTCTTTAAAGCTTCTATTTCTTCCGCACTATTAAACCATTTTGCCCATTTTACCAAGGAAGCATTAAGTACCATATCTACTTTAAATAAATCTATGTCTTGTCCCCAAAAATCCTTAACTATAAGCTTGTGTAAGCCGTGTTCTTGCTTTAAGTATTCTTTCCAATTAAATTTTACTATAAGCCCCTTAGTAGCCGTTCCAAGCTCTCTAATTACTGCAAAATCTATAGGATAGTCTTTGTGTAATTGCTTTTTAATTTCTTCTGCTAAAGATGGGGACATAAAACCACAACCATCTGCAAAATTATGCCCTACTTCTAAGTTTTTATGTTCTTCTAATTTTAAATTTTCTAAGTCTATATCGCCATTTTTAGTTTCTGCAAACTGTAAGTAGTTTGCTATATATGTGTAAGTCATTTCTGGCAATACAGCCTTTTTAAGATTGGGAATATACACACTATCTCCCGTGCTAGCTAATAAGCCTAATCTGCTTATTATATCTTTGTTAATACATAATTGTGTATTGTATTTATCTTTTATTTTCCCCAAACTTGCAACATCTTCTAAGACATCTATAAATTCTTTTTCTTCTTCTGCAATAAAGAAATATTCGCATTTATAGTCTAGTTGTGTATCTTCGTGTTTCATTAGGCTTGGTGTTGTAAGCAAAGAAATATACGTTTTTCCGTTATATTCTAAACCATTTAATAGCACCTTCTTAGCTTCTTCTATATCATTAGGTAATTGTACCTTTATTATATTTTCTATTAATTCTGCATTGCCTAACTTTGTATTTTTCCATATTGCATAGATTCTAAATAAATCATTTTCCCCCAAAGAAATAATTTTTTCTTCTAACGTAGTTGTAATTTCTCTTATTTTTAATAGTTTCATAATTTTAATTCTCCTTAAAACACTAATTTATTTTTATTTCGCAATCCCTACACAGGTAATGGCTGGATAGCCATTTACCTTTGCCTTATGTATATAACTATCTTTTCTATAACATCTTTATGTAGATCCTGTTTTTTATTTTTAAATCTACTTAAAGTTTCTCGGGCTATTCCAATTTTAGTTGCAACAAAATTTATTTTTACTCCATTTTCTTCTATGTAATTATTTAGCATATCTGCTATCCTATCCTGCTCTCCTGTATATTTCATTTTTTTTATAATACTCCTTTCCTTTCTTATATTTTCACAAAAATGTGACTAAAAAAATAATAATTTTAGTCTTCTACCATTAGTATGAAAAACAACATTCCTGAAACGCCGATAAATACTTAGTTTGCGCCTATCTTTTTAAAAAAATGATTGCAATTTTGCACTATTTTTATAGTTATTTACTCCTTATCTAAAGTCCCTAAGCACTATATTAAAATTTAGAATATGAAAATATTTAATAAAATTGAAAATGTGCAATTTTGATAAAAAAAGTAGTACAATGTACTACTTTATAATATAATCGCTATCTTTGCTTTACTTTGTTTAACATATTTAAAAGTGTATTTAAGTTTTTTTACTTATTTTATATAAAATATGAATATTTTAGAGATTTCTAGCATATACTCTAACGTATTCACGTGTAAACGGGTAGCGCTTAGAGTAATATAGCCTAAGTCTATGTTTGGGTAGATTTAGGTTTTTTATGTGAAATTGATTAGCATTGTTTGGGATTGTTAGACACAAAAAAGCACCCACAAAATTAATTGTAAGTGCTTTTTTAATCTAAAAATATACAAAATTATTAACCTATTCTATTATAACCATCTTTTTTCAATATTATAAAATATATAATATTAATTATTAACTAAATTTTGTTCCATTATAAAAAACATATAATTTACTAATTATAAAACATACAATGTAGATTATTAACTAAATAGTATAATAATAGAATATATTATAAGAATATATTAACATATTATTTAATATAAGTAAATTTTAATTTTTATATTTTTTAATTAATATTTTACATTATTATATTCTTATTTAAAATAAATAATTTATATGAATTTATAATATATATTTACATTTTTTTATGTATATAGTACTATATTTACATAATATTAGTTAAAAATAGGTAAATATGGTATGTGATATTTTTCTGACTGAATACTGTAACTTAAAATGTTCATCTTGTTATCAAGGAATAAAGAAAGAAAATACCAATATATCAATTATAAATATTGGAAATTCATTAGATTATATTATTAAAAAAAGATATGATTTATAAATTTATTGAGCTAATCAATAGTAAATATAAAATATACAAGCATCTATTTAGATATAATATTACCACAAATTGTACCTTAATGGATGATAAAATTATTGAGTTCTTTAAAGTTAATAATTTTGCTCTAAGATTAAGTATAGATGGAGATAAACAAACTAATGATCTAAATATATTAAGTTTAAACTGTCAAGATTATTATGATCTAATAATTAAAAATATAAAAAAATTATTTATTGTTGACAATATAGATATTTGTAATGATTGTTCTGCATAA